TTTACAGTTCAAATAAAAGATGGAAAAAAAAGTTTAAATATAGACGCTGTTCTAAAGAAGGTATTCCGCCATGGGATTTTAAATTAGAAAATTGGATTTTTTAATAAGTGTGGAGGTGGAGGTTGATGTGGAGGTTGATGTGGAGGTTGAGGTTGATTATTTTCCGGTGGAACCGTGTCCTCCTGTGCCTCGTACGGTGCTGTCTAGTGTTTCCACCACTTCTATTTCAAATGGTTCCAAGTTTGGCATGCAGATTTGAAAATAGCGGTTGTGTCGCTTCATTTCTACATCGGTATCGTGACAATCTACAGCGGCCATTAAATTTCCCCGATATCCACTATCTATAATTCCCACATTATTTGATAGGCGAAATGGTGTTTTATATATACTAGAACGCACATTTAAAGTATACGCTTGGGGAGTTAATGCGGGGACGATTGTTTGGTGTATGTCGCCTTTTATAATTTTATACGCGGCTGCTTTTACTTTTAAATCGACCAATTGAGTGGTAAAATGTTTGTTAGATTGGGTGGCGGGGGGTGTGGATGACGCAAATGATACTGTTTCGGAACATAGCAAATCAAATCCGGAATCTGGATATTGTGAATTAAGGTTATTATTCCATGCTTCTACTCTTTTTTTATATTCCGATTTTAATGCTTCGTCTTCGACTTTTAAATACAACTTGTATTGAATACTCATTATTATAATTTAATATATTTTTATGTATTTAAATGATTTATACATAATGTTTGGTTGGGGTAGTGGTGTGATTGTGATTGTGATTGTGATTGTGATTATTGTTGATGATGGGTTTGTAAATTAATGGAAAACATATTACGATACATAGACTGTCTGTTTAATTTATCTTGGCGTTTTTTTTCTATATTATCAAATAATGTTTCAAATTGGGATTCCCAATATAACAATTCTTTTTCTTGTTCTTCTATGGAAGGCGGCGGTGGTTTTACTAGGTTGGATGTTTTTGTTAATGGGTTTGTGTTTGTGTTTGTGTTTGGTAAAACAGTAAATATTCGCATTTTATTGTAATAAGGCATTATTAATATATAATACACAAATTATATTTAGGAATTATTATATATTTGTTGTTGTTGTTGTTGTTGTTGTTGTTGTTGTTGTTGTTGTTGTTGTTGTTGTTGTTGTTGTTGTTTGTTGTTGTTGTGTTGAATATGTATTATTTTTATATTAATTAATAATAAACAATTATGTCTCAATCGGATAATAATAATAATAGTAATAATAATAGTAATATTAATAGTAACATTGATACTGAAAAATATATAAAATACAAACACATGTTTTCTTTTTTATATACTGCAGATATTGATGGAGTAGGTTCTATTTTGTTTAGTATGAAAAACTTTAAACCAAAAGAAGTTAAGCGTAATTACAATGAATTTTCAGAATATGTATTGATGTTATGCTTAGATGCTTTAAATATATCGAAAAAAAATAGTTGGGGTAAGATGAGACTATATATAAATTTAAATAACTGTTCTATGGATAATTTTTCACTGAAAATATTTAAACATATCAATAACTTAACAGCCAACGCTTTTCCTGAAAAATTAGATAGCTGTTATGTTTGTTCTACTACTAAATTGATTAAAGTTATTTGGGGTATTGTAGGTAAATTTATTGATCCAGTTACAAAGCCTAAATTTCAATTAGTAAATGACTTGTCACACTTGTTTGAAATGTATACAGCTTGAAAAATTTAATAATACGGATATTACTATTATTAAATTTTATTTAAATATTAATACCAAAGCTAACGCGGTTTGTGTTAGTGAGGGGGGTAGATGAGGTCGTGTTGGTGTCGTCAAGTCCGCATTCCAATCGTCGCCTTGCCCATTCCATATAAACAGGATTGTCGACTGCATATTTTTCCACTATAGGACGATGCTTTTTAATGTATTCTTCGCGGTTATGGAAATGCTTTATGTATTTTAATTGCTCGGCTCCCTTGTCAACTTGAAGACGGGGATAATAATACCCATAATCTTTTAACATTGGTGAATTATGAACCAACGGTATGCCCAAATAAAAACATTCGATAAACAAGTAGTTTAAATCGCAGTCTTCTACATAGGAAACCAAACAATTACAATACTTTTGCAATATAAATGGCAAAGGATACCGGCCTTCTATTGAAAACTTGGCGTTTCGATGTAGTTTGGTTCGTAAACAGAAATTCTTGAAAAATGTAACATCTTTTAATTTGGCAGTTGAAAACGCATATACTCGTTCGACATCTTCATATGCTTTTTCACAAATGGCAATTGGAATAATACAGTTTTTTGCTTGTTCTAAGTTGGGTTCGCAAATGGCAACTCTTAAATGTTCTTTTACATCGGTTCTTACCGTATTCATTAAATTTTCTTTTTTAAATAAATCATCTCTCCAAAAATAAGGACCAATATAAATATTATCAGTGGAATACCGGATTTTATAATATTGTAAGCAATATTCAAAATGTGGACTTATCCATATTTGACTGAATTCGTCCGTTACCACGCCCGACGACCATCTATCGTCGACTATGCTGTGGACATCATTGTGATATACGCTTCCTAATATTATATATATCAGTTTTATTTTATGCTCTTTCATGATACTGGATAAACGATTGCTATATATTCCAACAATAAAGATATAGTCGAAATCAAGTAGTTCTGCGTGTTTTTCTTTATAACCGGACACGCGATAACCCTTTTCGTCCCATAATTTACAATAATTTAAAAAACGGTAATTGGGGTGCGTGTAATCTGTTGTTGTTAAAAAATATACATCATAACCACAATTTGTTAAAAAATCATACCATAATTGATTGTTAAATCGTAGTCCATTACAAAAAAGATCTTTGATTTCTTGTGATGTGATTCCGATTTTTAAGCGTCGTTTCCCGACAGTTGTAGCGAGGCTTGTAGATGCTGGTGCGGGCGTTTCTATTTTGATTTTGTCCGATGAACTATCGATGATTTCCATGGATGGGTTCTTATAATATATATTTTGTTGTTTTTAGTATTTATTTTACGCAAGTTTTGTTTTGTTTTGTTTTGTTTTGTTTTGTTTTGTTGCGGTGTATTTATTGTGATGGGCTGATGTGTTAATGAAGGAGGGATTGTATTACCATCGACCCATCATTAATTCTTTGTGTTTGTTATTTTCTAAAATATACCAACTTTTTTTTGATGATTCCCATTTGGCACCTAATTTCTTTGCTTCTTCTTTTTCGTTATATGGTATATTTAAATAAATCCGCTTTTGAGATGTTGATTTTTTGTTTCGTTTGTGAAGGGAGAGATAATATTCGGTTGCGTTGTTATAGGTAGCGTTGCCTTCAGTTGAAGCCGCTGCGGTATACGGGCATTTATCTACACCAATAGATTGATTTGCGAGTCGGTCGGCGTGGTCGTTGCCGACGGAATGCTTATCTGTGCGATTTGTATGTGCTTCTACATGATGAAAATTAATGTTTTTGTGATTTTTACAGTATAAATAGGCGGTTTGGACCAATTCTAAGTTGGGTATGGGTTTGCTTTTGTTATTGGGATTTACCCAGTTTTTTTTATAACACTTTTCCCCATAAGTTGTGCAACAGCGGATCGCATACTTTGAATCGCTGTAGATGTGGATTGGTTGATTGTTTTTGATTTCTTTGTCTAATATAGATAATGTTTTGATGATTGCTAGTAATTCGGCGATATTGTTGGTTTGTTTTCCATTATATGATTCGCTGGTGTTTCTAGGGTCGTTTTCGCCAAACCATATTCCATACCCGGCTCTGGCATATGGTTTCCCGTTGTCTATACAGGCTCCATCCGTATATACGGTGATTTCTTGTATTGTAGAGGGGTGTTTTGTGTCTTGAGTAGTTGAGTGTTGAGTAGTTGAGTCTTGAGTAGTTGAGTCTTGAGTAGTTGAGTGTTGAGTAGTAGTGCGTTGAGTAGTAGCGCGTTGTGTGGTATCCTGCGAAGTCGTAGTATGATGAGATGTGGTATTTCTATTTATAACAAATTTGTCCATTGTAATAAATAAATATAAAGAATACGATTAATATATTTATTATAATAATGTATGTTTTATAATGAATTCAATTTTCTGTATTTGTTTAGTGCATATCAATTGTTTTTTACATTATAATATTTAAAACATGGGTTTTAAATTCATATATTATTTCTTCTACTGTTTTATACGCTTCTATTTCTATTGGTTTATTATCCGTTAATGCGTTGTGTATTACATATGGATCGGTAATTTGTTGAGCGGCGTTTAAATTTTCAAACTCAAACATTTCAAACACATCTGCAAGTGGTTTTAAAAATATTATATCAGTTAGCATTGGAGAATCAAGTGGATATGAACTAATCATTTCTTTATATCCACCAAGAAGACAAAAAGGCAATCGGGCTTTTTTTATTTTAATATTATGTTTGTTTAATTGCTTATTTAATGTTGTAATTATATCAAATGTTTTTTTGTATATAAAATTGCAGATTGTTGGATACATGATATTATTGTCAAGTAACTCGGTTTTATTGAAATGTATTGTGGTGGCGGATGTGGTGGCGGATGTGGTGGCGGATGTGGTGGCGGATGTGGTGGCGGATGTGGTGGCGGATGTGGTTGTGGTGGATGATATGGTGCTTACAAAATCGGTTGGATTATTAGTTTTGGTGGCGTCATAATTTACATAAAATGTGGTGTTGTTATGATTTATGTCAGGATGTTTGATGTTGTTTATAGGACAGTCGGTTGCGTGTTCGATTATATATATATTATTATGATACACGATTGGCATTTTAAGTATGTTGTTTTTTGTTAATATTGCATTAATCGATTTTATAATGTTGTTGTAAATTAATTCGCTAAAGTTGGTTTTTATAAAGTGTTCTGTGTCTGTAGGGGTTGGGGGGGAGATAGTTGGGGAATATGCGGTTATTTTTGTTAATGTGTATATATTATTTACTATCGGAAAGGTTTCTGTTGTTACCGGATTAGTCATATTGTATAATATTGTATAATATTGTATAATATTGTTTTAAATTATTTGTGTTTTATTAAATAACCATTGATATATTGTATGGGGAATTTATACCATTTTGCTGCATCTACTATCTTTTTTCTATATTCTACCGTTGGTTGTTTAGATAGTTTGTAATGGCAATTGTTTGTATGTGTCGTTGTAGTTGTTACTGGATTGATCATTATAAATGTAGTTGCGGTGTATGTTTTATTTTGTGTGGCTGAACGCACGTGTAGTGTTTTCATTTTATAATACGATTTTTTGGGACTGTCGCGAACTCCTTCTTTTGTAATAATTAAATTAAAAAGTTCTGGTGATACGCGAGCAATTATTCCATATACTTTTGCGCGGTTGTCTGGTATTATAGTGGCTTTTGCGGTGGTAACAATTGGAATGGAATTTGAATGATTCGTGGGTATACACATATTTTTATAAGCAAATTTATATTTAGAAAGAATACCAATATCTAATATCTCATAATGATTTTCTTGGTTATGGTGTGTTGACTTTGGGATGTGCGCACAATATTTATTTAACTCTTTATTTAACATATTAGACCCATATGAAAATATAATATGACTTAATTTAGTATTATCATTCATATATTATGTTTAGATTATGTTTAGATTTATGTTTAGATTTATGTTTAGATTATGTTTAGATTTATGTTTAGATTATGTTTAGATTTATGTTTAGATTATAATTTTTTCTATTTTATTATTATATATGATGAATAAATTGATGGATTCGTTGCTTGGTCCTCTTGGTCCTGAATACTGCTATTATTTTTACATACTTATGATTGTTAGTTTGGTAGTGTTGGCAGTTGCTGTTGTTGGTGTGATACGTCGTTTGTTGACGGATAAAAAGGCTGAACTTTTGACGCTTATGGTTTTGTTGGTGCAACCATTATTGGTTTACTTTGTGAACCGTCTTTTATACACCATGTGCGTTGGTTCCGTAAAAAATAACTCGTTGATGTAATTTTAAAAAAATAATTATTTTTTTCACAAAAAAATAATTATTTTTTAGAGGGTGTTTCACCAGGAGGTGTTGTGTGTGTTGTGTGTGTTGTGTGTGTTGTGTGTGTTGTGTGTGCGGGGCGTGTTAAAACAAACCAAAAAATCCTTTTTTTGTTTTTGAAGAAGGGAGATATGTTGTTTGTTCGGCAATAATATAAGGACCCGGAGATGTCTTAATTTGATACGCATTTAAATTATCCGGGTAGCACCTTTTAATGAATTCTGTCATATGTTCTGTACCCATATCTAAATTACAGGTTTTGCATATTGGACGCAGATTATTGAGATGGATGGATCCGTTTTCCGCTTCTGCTTTAACATGTCCGCATTCCCAGGTCGGTTTTCCCTTGTCGATTTTTTCATTTCGACAGCAATAACAATACGATGTTCCATATTGTTCTCCTATATATGTATCCCATACTTGTAAACGCAACTGTTTAGGTATTCTTTTTTTCTTTGTTTTAGGATTCATGTTTTTCTGTTTTTTAAGATGATGACCGGTTTCTTCTTGGATTATTTCTTTTACCCATTCATAACTATATTCTTGTCCGGTCACTAAATGCATTCCTAGATAAAACCCATGCTCGTCAGCTTCTTTTTTATACAACTCCCAGTTGACTCCATTTCGGATTTTTTTATATGATTCAACCGTCCAATTCTGCATTTTATTGTTTTTATTTACAATTAATCCCATTAAATAAGCCACAGTAACTGGTTGAAAAGGGGAGAGATGTGTGGAGGATGATGATGTTTCGTTTGTACCGGTGGGCGCGGGCATGGGCGTGGATGTGTTTGTGTCGGTGTACGCGGTTTGTTTTAAAGAGTTGAGTTGTTCCGTTAAGTATGATAATGCTTCTTGAAAATCATTGTAATTAATATATGGTCGCTTTGGTTTTTTGCTTTTTTTCCAAATATCAGGATATTCATTCATTAAAGAAGCAAATACTTGTTTAGGAATGTTTTCATCGATGTTGGGTGACCATTCGGGTAAAGGCGTGTTTTTGTTGATTAATTTATAGTTATGTAAAACATCCGTAAAATTGGGGACGGTTATTAATTCGATTTTTACTTTTTCGTTGTGGTATTGTTTGCGATGAAGTCGCTTTATCGCACGGTATCGGTGTTGTCCGTCCATTAAATAATAAGAATTTTGTTCTTGACAGAAGTTTATATTTAATGAACCCAGAAAGTTGAAGTGTTTGTGTTTTTTAAAATGTGTTTCTTGGTATTCTTCAATTTGTGTGACGGTTTCTGGCAATACAATTCTTTGCTCATCTGGGATTTGTATTTCCGCACGCACCAAATCGTTGATGTTGATTAAAAAGGTTTCTACATTGTTGTTTTTAAGTAGTTGGTTTGATTTCAATGCTTTGTTTGCTAAGTCACGCAACTGCAATGTGGTTGTTGTGAAAACAGAGGTTGAAAAGAATGCTTTAGAGGTAATTGATGTCATTTGATTGATTGATTGATTGATTGATTGATTGATTGATTGATTGATTGATTGATTGATTGATTGATTGATTTCAAGTTAAAATTTGCGGGTGATTGCTTATTATATTTGGGAGAGAAATGTTTAAATTGTCTTTTAAATGTATTTAAATATTTATTGTGATAACATATAATTATATATCGTTTATTAAATATATTGATTTATTAAAATAATGGTAATTAAAATAGCGATTTCAGGTAAAATGTGTAGCGGTAAAAGTTTTTGTTCTAAGATGATTGCGGAAAAATATCCACAATTTAAAACATTTAGTTTTGCGGATAAGTTGAAAAAAACAGCACACGAATTGTTTTTTCAGGATTATAAAATAAAAGAAGGTGGGGAACATACGCTAGTTCAAATGTATAAAAATAGACGGTTGTATGTTGACTTTGGACAACGGATGAGGGAGATTGAGCCTAATGTGTGGATTAATCATGTATTGAAAGATACAAATGGCGTTCAATTCGCTTTGATTGATGATTTGCGATTTAAAAATGAAATGAAAGCGTTGAAAATAAATGGATGGAAAACGGTACGGTTAAATGTTTCCAGAGAATTGCAAATCGAGCGATTGAAAAACACATATAACAATTATCATCACCATCTACCGAACATTGATTCGTTGCCTGAAGTTGATTTAGACGATGTCGGTGAGGCCGAATATGATTTGGTTTTACATCAACATGATAACAATGTCGATATAGACTATTTATTAAATTGGGTTGGTGATATTGTTGAAAAGGAAAATTCTGCGAATGTAGAACATGACTCTGATATTTGTTGTAATGCAGACTGTAGTGATTGTAATAATGTAAATAAAATGAACTATGTTGAAGCAGGCGGAGTTGGGGGCGGAGGCGATGGAGATGAAGAAGAAGAAGAAGATGTTCCTGCCATATTTGTGGATTTTGAAAAATATATAAAAGATAATGGTGTAATTTGTTAGGTTTGTTGTTGTTGTTGTTGTTGTTGTTGTTATTATAATTTAAGGTTGTTTATGAATTTTAAATTATAATTATAATATAAATTAATTATTATGGACAGGTCTACATCTACATCTAGATCTACAAAAGAAGCGTTTATTCAAACTGACGCAGGGGGTTGTATGGAAAATAGTGATTTTGTGGCGAAGTTATTTGGTGATATTGATTTCAAAGAGGGTTTTCAAAAATTGAATAGTGATTTAGAGAAACATTTAAACCAGGACAGATACATAGACATGAAGGACACAATTCATATGTTTGATCCTAAAATTAAAATTGGATTGGGAGAGATGAGTAGGTTAATGGATGGCGAGGGTAAAATGGGGATGAGATGTGCTGATGGCATGAGGTGCATAGTGGGTGGAGGGACCGGGATTGCGATGCTTTCTTCTTTTGTTTGTTATGCATTTATTCTTACGTTAACCATCGTGGCTTTGGTATGTTTATTAGGATATATATTTTATTTAAAATATCATAATAATTGTGATAATGAAAATTGCTGTTTTAGTTTAAAAAGGGATTTTATAGAGCAAATTAAAACCGATGTATTTAATTGGATTAAACATACAATATCTAGTATATTAAAACATTCCATATCGATCATTAAAAATGCTATAAAGGTCGTTCAGGTTTCATTAGATGTTTATGAGAAAAGTGTGTCTGAACTGATATTACATATTGAAGCGTAGATTAGTGGTTGTGGTTACGTGTGCGTTTGCGGGTGCGTTTGCTGGTGCGGGCGCGGGTGCGTTTTATAGAAGACCGCGGTGGTCTTGAACCACCCGTTAAATTAGTAGTTTCTACCGTCTTTATTATCTGTTTTTCCATTTTATTTGGGTCGACGCGACCCAATCGCTTGGTAATACTGTCCTTTGCTCCTTGTGCTAATTCACCGACAGCATTGTCGGCGGCTGTTGCGGCTGTTGCGGCGGCTGTTGCGGTTGCTGTGTTGGTGGCCTCGGTTGCTTGATTTGGCATTGGTGATCCTTTATAATCAAACATGTTTGATATGATTTTTTTTATTTTGTCTAATTCAGCCGGGTCGATTTCTTGCTCGTTTCGCTTATCGACTTCATCCATTATTTCTTTTATACCAGCACGACTCATTCCTACGGTTAATGCGGATATTTTTCTTGTTAATTCTTCTTTTTCCTGCTCGTTTACTTTTTTCATGATACCATTATTGATTACAGATATATCACTAAATACGGATCTTACTTTGTTATCATCCAAATGATTGATTATTTTTGAAGATCGGCGGGTTATATTACTTAATACAGTTTGTCCTTGTGTTAAATTTGCATTGTCTTTTATTTTTTTTATTATTTCTTCAGCGTGATTGACTGTTTTTGTATCACTTATTTCATTTTTTTTAGCGAAAAATTTGATTAAGGTTTGTGCTGTATTATTTATATTTAAAACACATAGTTGGGATATTATTTGGGTTCTTAAACCTCCACTTGGTGTTGAACAACTCATATTAATATAAGGCGTTATTTTATTTGATTTGAATAATATTATTTTCTTGAATAATATTATTTTATATTTTATATATGGAAATTTTAGTAACAGGAATTTTGATTAGTTTGACCTTAGGTGTTTTTCTTGCCATTCCAATTGCGTGTCGTTGCATATTTGGTAGACAAGACACCGGTTTAATAAGAAGCGTGTCTTCGTCTAATAATTATGGAAGTTTGTAAGCATGTTGGTATGTGATTAATTTTCGTCTAAAAAAGATAAATAGTCACCATTCATCAACGTGTCGTATATTTTGAAATTGATGGCGTTTACGATAACGGCTCGTTGTATGCATACTTTATACCCGTTCCACAAATTTTTTTGTTGTAAAGCAGCCGAGATTGATATGTTTTGTGCGATTTGGCGCGACATTATTACATCGATTGGATATGTCATTGTCCATGACGCAACTCCAGTTAATCCACCACATATCAATGTACTATCTATATGAGATTTTAGTGTATGAAATGCACTAAAATATATTCCAGACGCTAATGTTTCTCGACATGTTAAAGAATACAGCCCATTTCTTGTTTTAATTTGGGAATACACTTGATTTAATATCGGTTTTAAGGATGTCGAGTGGGAGTGGGAGTGGGAGTGGGAGTGGGAGTGGGAGTGGGAGTGGGAGTGGGAGTGGGAGTGGGTGGGTAATGATGGTATTTTTTGATTGTTTGTTTGGTATTTAATTTTAAAAGTATCTGATATATAAGTAACGGGAGACACACAGAACCCTCCTAACATTCCAGATATAAAATGACTGTTTGTGTATCTGTAATTTCGTTCATGTATTGTAAAACATGTCATGTTATAAAACATTCCATGGAATAATGGAAATTTCCACCCTTTATAATAATTAGATAATGATAAATGTGGTAATGGCTTTTTATTTTGAATATGCACTTTTATTGTATCAAATGGATGTCCTACTACTAATTGCCCGATGCCAACACACATAGATGAAATAGCGTCCTTCATATAAATTAATAATTTTAACTCAATATAATATATTTCTCAAACAATATGTTTAAATTTTATTTAATTTTATTTAATTTTATTTAATTTTATTTAATTTTATTTAATTTTATTTAATTTTATTTAATTTTATTTAATTTTATTTAATTTTATTTAATTTTATTTAAATTTAATTGCGTGGTTGTGTGGTGGGTGTGTTATGTTAGATATTCCCATATTAGCATAATTGTGATGATTATAATGTTCAAGGTTCCATGATTATGGTCTTCTATTGTGATGTACTGCGTTGGCTTGTGCTTTGTATTGTATTTGCTGTTTAAAATGATATCTACTAAATCGATTCCATAATTGGTTTGCGGGTCTATATGATGATTTTCGTGTTCAATTGGAGCAGTAAATCGATAATTAATATTATGTATTGTTGCATAAAATAATGCCCATAATTTTAAAACATGGTTGTTTAGATTTATTTTAAATGGCTGGGAAGATTGTGATTGTGATGGATCCGTGGCGGAGGTTTTAAATAATGTAAATTCCGGCGAAGCATAGTTGTTTAAAAACACAAATAACCCTCCTTGTGTTAAGAAATTCTGCACGGCTTCTATAATAACATTGGTTGGTGTTCTATTTATAGATGTATCATGATGTGTGATCGCATGGAAATCTATTGAGGTTTCTAATATTGTTTTTATGATTTGATTTAAAACAGGTATTCGATGGAATAGTTGTAATAGGTAGTTGGTGGAATTTTCATATGCTTTTGTAAAGTTAAAACTGTGAGATATATAATGCATCAAGTATCCCCAAAATGTAATGAAAATAAAAGTGAAAATGCCGGATATATAAGAAGATGCACTGTGTCCGGTGCTACAATATGATATTACTAATATTGATATTATGACAGATGTCCAAAATAAATTGTTTGTTTTTATGCTTTGCGTTATGGTAGGCGGTTGCTTATTTTGATTTGAGTTGGAGTTCATTTTAAATGCAGAGTTTGGTTTGTATTATACTTAGATATATTAGCAAGGGTTCCTACGAATTTAGATTTAGATTTATAGCGTTAAATGTTGCTATTAATATTGTTTTTATTTATTATGACCCAACATATGAAAAATAAGGAAAAAGAAAAAGAAAAAGAAAAAGATGATGTGGGGGAGGTTGATGATGGTATAGAGAATACGCGTGATGAGGTTGCTGATGAGGTTGCTGATGAGGTCGCGGGTGGGAGCGCGGGTCGTGAGATAGAGGCCAGTCCAGGTAACTTGATTAGTATTAGGAAAAAAATTAGAAATTATATTGTAGATAAAAATGTTGAATCTATAAAACGATCCGGTATTCCGTTGGATTTAGCTTGTTTATTTATTAAAATTATACATTTTAGAATGCCGTTTGATATTATGTTAATGGCTAATTTTTCTTCTCCATTTATTTCTTTATGTTTATGGATTACTGTTATGATTATATTTTCTTGTTTTCTACTATTGGACGGATGTGTGTTATCCGTAATTGAATATAAATTAACAGGTAACAGTTTAAATGTCATGGATATATTTTTATGGTTATTTGGGTGTGAAATTAATCATAATAATCGATACAACGCTACTATTATTGCAGCAATTATATATTTAATATCGTTTTTTATTTTGGTGTTGAATAAAGGCGGGTTTAATCATATCCATACAAATAAAGTTATTTATTACATTACATTTTCGTATTTAACTAATTTTATTTCGAGTGATTGTGTGGAGTTATAGTTTAAAGGTATTGCGCTAATATATTAAAAGAAAAGACAAAGAAATGAAGAGTTGTTGTAGAAATATTGATGTGATCGAATACACCCGAGATATGCATTATGCACGCGGCAATGATATGTATCGCAATAAAACAGATAGTTTAGAACAGGATTTGAAAAGCGCGAATCGGTATACGAAAGAATTATCATTTAGTGGCAAGATGACTAGGGGAAAGGTTGTATGTATTTATGGTAAATGTATGATTGATATTGTGTTTCCGATCGTTGGGTCGGGTTCTAATAAATTATATAAATGGACTTGTGTATTAAATGAATCGTCTAAGTATCATTTATTGGATGATAAGGTCGATGAAGTTAATAAAATTTTGGAAAATAAATTATTAAACAAATTGGTAAATATTAAATGTTGCGATTTTAATGACTATGGTATACTACAGGTTAAGATTTTTGTTAATTGCGTTGATGTAATGGAATATGTTATTGCAAGTGGTTATTGTTTTAATGTTGGGGAAAGAAGGGCGGGAAATGCCAATAAGATTAGAGATGAAGATATACCGAGTCTGATCGGACACGATGTTGAATGTGAGGTGGTTATATGATTTATCAATATAGATTGATAAATTGATAAATTGATAAATTGATAAATTGATAAATTGATTTGAAAATATTGCTATTGTCATTGTTATTAATACGGTTATATCATATTAAAACACATACGCAATACATACACCTTATGTATTGTGAATGCACTGGTATAATAATATTCGCAGTATTTATATCTCCGTTTATATGTTACTATATTTATTTAAGATGTATACACGATATTATACATAAGATTGAAAGGGCAAAAGTAATCCCAATAACAACCGCAACTGAAACAGAATTACAAGTAAACACCCACAGTGTTGAAATTCATGTTACCGAACCATTCGTGGTTTATTAATAAATTTATATTTATATTTATATCTATTAATAAA